AAGAGAGACAATTTTATGAGAAACTCTATCTAAATTAACGGTAGGACCATCGGGGTGTCCCAATTCTCCAAGTGCTCTTCCTGCTTGAACGTGATTTTCGTTGTAGCGAGAAACTTCCTTACGGAGAGTTTCCATGGGGTACATACGACCGTTACGGTTTTTGATGTTACCCTGAAGGAAAACTCCTTCAATATACATAGACTTTTTGCCGTTCTTTTGTTCGACAAGAAATTCTACTGATTCGATTTCTTCTCTGATAAGTTTCATCAGGCTGCTCCGCTAATTTGTACTTGTTGTGTATAAAGTGCTCCAGTACCCTGATCTGTGATTGCTGCAACTTTTACAGAATTTCTCAACGATGCATCAGGATCGTTAAATGCAGTTGCAATACCTGATGTATCTGTTCCAACTGTAATTCTAGTTGAAAAATATCCATCAACTCCCGCACTAGTAGAAACTGCTGTTACAGGTTGATGAGTAAAATCATAATAATCTTGTGCTCCATTATCAGAGGTCACTAAAGAAACATAATCTCCAACAACAAATGGAGATGCTTGACCCTCAGGGAAGTGAATAAAAGTAGTTGTTCCAGTTGTAACACCAACAACTCTTGCAGATCCGTTATTGATTGCAATAGTTGCGGTAGTTCCCGCTGGTACAGCATAATCATTCACAGTTGCAGTCGGTTCAGTTCCAATTGCAACAAAGGCATTGCTGTCAGTAGCAAAAAGTCTCAGTGCCTGCGACTTTGCAATAAAGGCAGAAGATTTTGCTGTAGTTGTTGACGTAGAAAACGAGACGCCAGACCCGACTGGTCTATGAGTCATTATTCTTATGATACATTTATTACTTATTTATTATTCTTCTTCTTCCGAAGAATCTTGTTCGTCATCGTTGAACATATCTGCAGCAATGACTGGTTTGATCATGTCAATTCTTTCTGCGGATTTTGCAAAAAGAATCTCTTTGATCTTATCAGTTACTTGAGAAGGACTCTCATCAGCAACAATCATATCCATTAATTCGTCCATTAGTTTAAATTGATAATTTGTTTTTATTTATCAGATTTCTCCACCTTCTGGTGGTTCAACTGAAGTTTCGTCAATTTCTGGTTCAACCACAGGTTTTCCTAGGTCCATTGGTGCTGCAGATACAACTTCTCCAGTTGCTGGATCAACTTGCATATCTGCTGGATCAGGAATTACGCCTGCTTTAATTTCCTTTTCAATCAGTTCATCCTGCTCAATAATTTCTTGGTCAGTTTGACGAAGAACCTTACGACGCAGATAGTCTTGAGAGAAATATTTGCCGACGTATGGTTCTGCCTGTTGAACCATACTCAGTCTTTCATTCAGAAGTTCTGCCTCTTTGAGTTCTGCAAAGTGGTTATCATACATGAAGTCATATTGAATATGCTCACTCATAATCTCCCAGTCTTCGGGAGTGATAACATTTTTAAGAATGAGTTGAGTTTTCAGCATATCATTGAACATTGCAGAGAATCTCTTTCTCAAACGTCCAACAAACTTACTGAACTTAACTTCGTCTCTCAGGATTTCAGAAGAACGACCAAGGTTGAAACCACCTTCTCCACCAATACGTGAAGTGGGTACATTCAGAGAACGATAAAGTTTTTCTTGGAAATACTTAATATCAGTAATTTCTCCAAGGTTCTGACCACCAGGAAGTGTAGAAATTTCAGTTCCTCTACCACCTTCTCTTCTGGGGAGCCAGAAATCCTCAAGCATACTCATATGCTTTTTGTCATCACGGATCTCTCCGGTGTTAGCATCATATACAAGTTTGTTGCGATAACGCATCATGACATCACGCAGATATTGTTCTGCCTTCATTTTTGGCAAATTACCAACATCGATGTAGAAGATTCTACGCTCAGGTGCTCTTGACAATCTGTAGATGACAAGAGAGTCTTCAATCATGCGAAGTTGATTGATAGACTTAATTGCTTTGTGAAGATAAGAAAGTGTTGATCCTTTATTTCTATCTACAAGGCCAGAAGTGCAATATGTGATTGCATCTCTTGCAATTTTAATTCCTTGACTTGCGCCAGTTTGTGCTGGGTTTCCAGTCGGATAAACTGACTTTGGATTGTAGATGAAATATTCTTCAATCTCAGGGAAGTCATAATCCATAGGATTGTCACTTCTCAACTGAGAAATAGCACTTCCATCGTTTTTCTTTTTCTTCTGCTGCCTTACATAACGCATCTTCATGGCGTCGATGTAACGCAACTCTTGAATACCCTCTTCAGGTTTCTTCAAGTCGATGATTTTATGATAGTAAATACGCCCGTCAATATACCAATTTCTGTAAATTTCGTGCGCCTTTTTATCAAAATCTAAAAGGTCGAGAATATACTTGAACTCTTTACGAATCTTGGTTTTAATACCATCACTGGCATTAAGATTTGAAAGTTCAATCTCTACAGGACTATCGTTTGAATCAGAAACAATAGCTTCGTTGACAATATCTTCGATGGCACTATCTGCTTCAGGATGAAGTGCCATCTCACGGTATCTTTTGATAAGATCGAACTCAGTGCGATATACACCTTCGATGTCTACATAAGAACCAAAAAAACCACTACTCATGTAGTGGTCAGCCCCGTCCTCATTATTAGGAGGAACGGGGGAGACCGCTGATGGAGATAGTGGTTCTGTGTCCTCTATCGAGAACCCAAATAACTTACCCGACATTATTACAAATTTATTTGTCCCTTTTATTTAGGGCACCTCAATTATCAGTTTCCGTCGGCTGCTGGAGTTCCGTCAATTGTGTCATTAACACCTTGAGGTGCCCAATAATCGACTTGGAATTCAACAGTGAATTCTTCAATCGTATCAGCAGTATCGTATGAAAGATCGATAGCACTGATGTTGGTTGGGAAAATGCCGAAGAAGTCATAAGTGTATGCTGCTTCCAGACCAGAGTCAGATGTCTGACCTAAGTTAGAAGACTTTCTCTTTAATTGGGTAACAGTTGCAGTTGACTTGTATACCTGTGGATCTGCTTCACCAGATCCGTCAGCATACTGAGCAATAGCTTGCATCCAGTTTTGGAATGCCGTTCTCAGGTTAAAGTCAACATCATTAATGACGGTAACTGTCCAGGTGTCGAATGTACGATCACCTGCAACCTTCATGATTCTTCCTCTGAAGGGAACGTCGATTGAAGCAACGTTCGATGCAGGAAGTTGAGCTGCTTTTACAAGAACTCTTGAATCTAACTGGGAGTCACTTCCGACATATGTGAAGAGACTGTTTTCAGGAATGTCAACCTCAAATAGATTGGGGCGTGCGCCGCCCCCATTAAGAGACTTCCTGATATCAGCGATTGTGTTGTACTGGGCCATTTTTTGATCCTCCTTTTGTTATTTAGATATCGTGATCAAACTCTACCAACTACTTCCTCAAAACTGACGCCAGTTCTGGTGGCGACGAATGTGAGGGTGACGTAGTTGATGGACTTAGCAGGCTTCAGGAAGATGTCTGCTCTGAACTCATTATTATCAATAACATCTGGAGTGTTGTTGGTGGTATCACAAACAACCAGGAATCCGTAGAGACCTCTCTTCGCTTGAATATCGCGGAGATATGGTTCGACGATGTTTCTGAAGTTTGCTCTTGTGATATCATCATTCAGTTCAAAGAGTTGTGCTTGCGCTGCTCTCTCCAGGGCTTGCTCAACAGTGAGGAACAAGCGACGAACGTTGATTCTGTCAAAGGCGGATGCGTAACCAAGTGCGGTCTTATCTCCGAAGAGGATCGTTCCGACACCAGGTGTTGTGACGAAAGAGTTAATTCTCTGTGGATAGAGACGATCTCTTTGTGCCTTAGTTGGGTTGTATGCCAGTTTAACAGCGTTGTTAAGAACACCGCGTTGCTGACCTGCAGGTGAGAACCATGGGAATGCTGTGATTCCGGTTCTACAAATCATTCCAGCAACGTCTGCGTTAGCAGGAACATAGCGGAACTGATTGTTGAATCTATCATATTGATACTTATAACCCGAGTCAAATGCCGCGTAGGAGGAAGACGTGAGGGTTGTGAAGTAATCAATCAGATTATCAGTTTGAGTGGTTGTGTTAGTAACACCAACCAAGTCTGCTCTGTGTGGTCCGATGAGAGCCATGCAGTCCTTTCTGCTGTTAGCAAGTGCAATCAGTTTGTTTGCTTTTGCTTGAGATTGTTCCTTAGTGGAACATCCAGGACCCATGATCAGATAGTCAACTTCGATCTCATCTTTGTTCTCGAAGAGATTGTAGGAAGTGATCAAACTTGCGAGTGATGCACTCATTCCACCAGTTGCGGAATAATCTTTTCCTCCACCGAAGGTGTAAGAGACATTTCCAAGTGCGGAGAACGTCGTGTTCTGTGCATCGAGACCGAATAAACCGTCTGCTGTGGTGACTGGTGTAAAGTCAGTTGAGAATCCAGTTGCTCTTGGATTGGTCAAGTAGTATGCATCAAGTGCTTCAGATGGGTTAGCACCTGCATAGACGTTATCAGAGAAGTCTGCAAGATAATCCTTGTAGTAGATTCTCTGAGGAGCGTTGACATTAGAGATTGCGTCTCCAGCCTTAGAAAGATTGGTGTGCTTCTCAATCAAGTTACCCTTGATTCCAGTGATCGTTCCTTTATCATCAACTACGACGATGTGGATACCATCATTATGTCCGTTTCTATCAGAGACATAAACGTTTGTTGTGGGTCTTGGAGCAATTGACTTCCAAGAAATCGTTGCGTTAGTGAGATCAAGATTTTGCTGATCATACCAGTCAACTGCGGTTCCAGGAGTCATGGCACTATCACCAAGGCCTGTGCTATTAACACCAGAGTTGTTGACGAAGTTCAGTGCAACTGATGTTCCGAACGATGCACCACCAAATCCTTCTTGGTACTCAATCTTAGTTTCGGTTGAACCACCACCAACTGTTTCTACGCGAGAAACAACTTTGATGTCTACCTTACTGTCTCCTCCTGATGCATCTGTGGTAAGACCAACGATGATGCCTTTCAGGAATCCAGTAAATGCAGAGGTTGTACCAGCACCAGGAATGACTTGATTGTCGAGAGATGCAGTAACACCGAATCCAATAGTTGCGCCGATGTCTGCAAGACTTGTGGTTGCGATACCAACAGTCTGGTCTGCAAAGTCATCGATGTAGCAAACCTTCAGTCCGTTACCCCAGGTTCCAGGGTTCTTTGCTGCATATGTGAACGATGTATCAGATTCCTTATGGTTCTCTTGATAATCATCGTAGTTATTGATTTTCAGTGTGGTGGTTGATGCAATACCAACACCTGCGTTTGCGTTCACCATCAAGGTGTCGCTAGTATTTCCTGTTCTTACTACCTTAAGAACTCCTCCATAAGAGAGGTAGTTGGCAGCACTCATCCAATACTCATATTGAGTGTCAGTTGAAAGAGGCTTGCCGAAGGTCGCAATCAGTTCTTGCTCAGTAGTGATATCAATTGGGTCGTCAACAGGTCCAATTCTGAATGGTCCAGCAATTGCACCGATATTATCTAAGACATTATCAGCTCTTCCTACTGTAAGGTCAACTTCCCTGACTAGTACGCCAGGAGATAATTGAGGAGTCGCCATGTTTCTCTCCGTGGATCTCAGTGTATCTCAAAATATTTATTAAAAGGAGGGTTTTCACAGGGGAAACGTGACGTGAACTACCAATCTGGATATTCCCATCGATTATCTGATTTTTTGTTTGCCATAATTCTTTTTATTGTGCAGTCTTTACACTCATATGAGTACGATGAGGCAACTGGCCCTCTATCTTTCCTTGTTCTATAAAAATCTTCTACTAAATTTTTTATCTCACCACAAGTTCTACATTTCCTATCTTGTAAAAGAAGGTGCCCAAGTTTTATCTGACCATCTAAATCCATCACTCTTCATTCTCAAGATTAAATTTATGATGTGCTATTGCTCTGTATAATTCCGTTTTTATTCTATCTGCATGTTTATATTCCCAACTTACTTTGTCCAAACCTTCCATATATTTTTCCAGAGCAGTATATTGCAAAGTTATATCTTCGATTTCAAAATTTAAGGATAGGAGTGGTTTTCTTTCTTCCATTAAGAAAGATACTCCCACATGTAAGATCTATCACCATATTCTGCTGTTGTCCATCTATCTCCATCACCATCAACAAAACTGTCATCACCCAAACCATCATTTAAAAACCCAAATGGTGCCATATCTTGTTCGATTTGATTTTTCTGTTCTTCATATAATCTCTTACGAACATCCTGGTCAGTTAGTTCTTTGAAGTAGTCCATTTGGACCAACCAAGCATAGATGACAAGACACATAGCTAAGTCATCATTACAACCCTCTTCAGCCTCAAATGAGTTATGTTTTGAGAT